TTACTTAGTCTTGGTTTCATTTAATGATTCTAAGTAAGCCTGGTAATCTGGATTGGCTTCATTCATTGGAATAAAAGCATTATCTTCTATTCGATGAATGACTTTGTTTACAGATCCGTCAATACTTGTCATTTCAATTATTTCATAAGTGTATGTCATAGTTCTGCGCTCGCTTCATAGGCTGTTTGAGTTGTTCCTGTAACAAATAAAACTGAAGCATTTCCAGCCGTAAAAGCCGAAGTTGCCGATGTTGTTGTAATGCTAAAAGTACTAACACTAATTCGATTTGCAGCCAAAGTTCCGATCGTTGCTGGATAATTTGCAGATGAATTTAGAAATGCAATCTGTCCTGTGCTCGAACCACTAGCAGGCAATGTGATTGTGGGTGCAATTCGCATTGTTACTGGAAAATTAAGCGCAGTTTGTGCAATAGCCGTTCCCGAAGCAAATGCTACTGCAACGTTTTCGCTAGCAATATGCTTGTAATAGTAACGCTGACAAGCGGCTAATTCCGTAGCATAAGTTGGAGTCGCTGGAGAATAAGCAGAAGCAGTAGAAGCGATTTCAAGCTGCACTCCAGTAATTTCTACATAATCCGCAGCGCCAGCAGTACCCGTTGGATTGTAGTAAAACTGAGTATTGATTTCTGTGGCAGTAGAATCCAAAGTTGCACTAGAACTAAATCTTTGCCATGTTGATGTAAGAGTTGCCGTTGCACTTATTGGCGTTGCTTGTCCGGTATATCCAGCAAGTTGATTTTGATCTGTTCCTGTACCAGTATAAACCTGATAAGCAAGTGCATCTGAGGTTGCAGAATAGTTAGCACCCTTGCGAGCATAGAAAGAGAAAGTAACTGTTTTTCCTGCAAAAGGAATTGAATTGACTGTTTCAAAGTTTTGCCATAAAAAAAGACCATTTGTGGCTGTGTTGCCAGAATCGCGCTGCATACGCAAGCAATATTGGATAAATGGCAGATTAGCAGTGTCACCTGTTGCTTGACGGCTATAAGTAGATCCTGCTACTGCACGATAAGATTGCCAGCGATCTGCACTAAAAGCAGTGGTCGAACCTGCAAGTGATGTTCCACGTTGCCAGACATTAAACCCAGAGTTAAGTACACCATTTTTTCCTGCTGTATTTGATGATCCGCCTGATGGTGTAGCCCATGAAGGCACACCGCCAGCAACGGTCAAAACTTGTCCAGTTGATCCAATGCCTAAACGTGTGTTGGTGTTAGCAGTCGCTGATCGATATTCGATGTCACCAAGAGTCGTTGATGGATTAAGTGCCTTGGTAGTCGTGTCAACAGATGAGCCAAGGGTACGGATAGCAGCTGCGCCATCTTTTACGAGTGCCGTGTCGTCGGGGGTAGTCCACCCATAATTCGTTGTTGTTGCCATTACGCTACTGCTCCTATCGCATTATTCCATGTAAGTATAGCCGATAAAGTATTCCAAGCCTCGGAGCCTGAAACCTGATCCCAGCGGATTGCAACCTGGGAAAACTCGATAGGAGTCGCGTTGATCGTTAAATCGACTCGGTTATATCCTGCCCTAAAAGTAAAGCCCTCGACGTAACCCTCAAACGTACCGTCTGAGATGTTATTAGGTAGGTTTGTAATCTTGATTGGTTGCCCCATAAACACGCCGATTAATGCATCACGATCTGAATTGTCGATCTCATTGTTACCGAGCGGGAAAGTAATTGCATCGAACTTAGCGCGTGGATAAGCCTTCAAAGCCAAGCGACGATCTGCCACTAATTGGGCATCAGCTGCGCCATGGATAACTGTGTCAATTGATTCTGCATATCTGCCAAAGGTTGCTATTGAAGTGGCATCGGATGCAGTCTTTTGAGACCCAAACCCTGCGCCATAATTAAGAGTAATATCGTTACGAATATCGCCCGATTGTGTAAGCGATCTTAGTCCGGCAGCGTAGGCGCTATTGGCATCTAATTCTGTGTAACCATTTGCAGCCAAATAGTCCTGTCGATGAGTAGAGTCTGCATAACAAATGCGTCCGGAGCCATCCTCATATAACTGACCCAAAGCAGATTGAGCAATAAGAGCTGCGAGGCTGTATCGATCCACAACTGCAGCCGATGAAGGACGAGATTGGCAAGTGTAATCACCTGGTCGATCGATCTCACCAAGTCCTACATTTTCAGCATTTGCCCAAGTTGTCGCAGGGTTGTAATCCTCCCATTCCAAAGCGGGAGCAACTTCGTTCCAGTTATTAACCAGCAAGTCGCTCAAAAGAGCATAAATCTGATCGCCGTCCTCATCCTGGGCTAATGTGTCAGTCCAAGTTGATTTGGATAGGCGTGACAAAGCACCAACTGCGGTTATGTTTGCAGCGGTTGTAAATCCAGTTGCTCCTGCTTGAATAACTTCAACGCTAAAGTCTGTAATAAATCCGCCAAAGATTGGCACATACGTGCCGGCTGAGTTTTGCAGTTCGATGGTTAAAGAATCTGTAACCTTAAAGTTAAATGCTGAGTTATTAAGATTAACCAACTGGATATTGCAATACCCGGCTTGCGCTTGTTGTTCGATGGTTGTTCGACCGCTTGTAATTGTAAGATTTGAAATGGTGCTACTGGCATAGTTTTCGCCAGTTCCATTAACCAAGACCTTCCAAACTGGAGACCAGTTACTCATAGATAAGCCAGACTTGTCGAGCCATTAGTTCCACGCATATTCGAGGATTGGATGATATCCACGATCTGACGCGCAACGCCTTCCTTGTCCAAGGCTCCGGTTACGTTGATGTTGTAAGTATCGCCGGATGTTGCAGCTTCTGCTGCGCGGAAAGATCCGACGTTAAATGAACCGATTGCAGTCGATGCAGCAGCTGCTGAACTTGCAGCGGTTTTAACCGCACTTGTACCGGATGTTGTACCAGTAGATCCTGCACCACTAGGGGCTGAGATTGTTGGCGCTGTGTAGGTTGGAGTGCTTACCTTTGGCGCTGAAACTGTTGGAGTTGTAAATGATGGCTTAGAGATTGTTGGGATGTTAGGCAAAATTGGGATTGCGTTGTATGCCTTGATTAGCGCATTGATTCCATCAATCGCGCCAGATACCAAAGTACGAATGACATTAATTACTCCCCCTACGATGTCCACGACACCAGCAGCAATCTTAGCAACGAATGAGATAGCACCGCCCAAAGCAACCGTAAATACTGGGACGATGTAATCCACGATAAATGACCCAAGTGCCTGAAATGATTCTTTATTGCGATCGATTGCGTCCTTGATTGGATCAAAGAGTTTTGCAAACCTTTCAAATCCAGGCACAACCTTATTTACGATTACATCGATCAAAGATTGAATGATAGGTAGTAACTTATAACCGATAGCCTCGACGCCTTCATCAAATGCCACTTTGAGGCGATCCATGCGTCCCTGAAATGTTTCGGCGTTCTTAGCAGCTGCGCCACCAAATAAATCGGATAAACGAGATTGAACCTGAGTAAATGACATCGCCTTCAATTCGGCAGATGATAAGCCAACGCCTAACTTGCCAAGAGCTGCGGTATTGCCATCGTAAGCCTTACCCAAAGCATTGGCAACGCCTTCGAGTGGTTTGCCTGTCTGGGTTGAGATATCAAGTGCCAGGCTAAGTAAATCTTGAGCCTTTGAGACGTTGCCTGTTGAAAGTGCAAGGCGTGAAAGCGCTGGACGGAGTTGGTCGTCTGCTACACCAGTAGCACGAGCCATCTTGTCGATCGAATCCTCAGTAGCAGCAATCTGAGCTTTAGTTGCACCCGTTGCATTAGTTAATGCTGAGGCTAATTTAACCTGGCTTTGCTCATCGGCTAGTGCAGCCTTAACGCCATCAACACCAATCTTAATTGCATAGGCACCGGCAGCAGCAGCAGCTGCTAAAAACGCGGCACCCGCGACTTTGCCAAACTTTTCTAACTGTGTGGCGCTATCTTGAACGTCGCCATTGGCAGCCTTTAACTTCTTATTAAGATCATCGACGTCAGCAAGGATCGAAAGTTTAAGGGTTCTATTACCTGCCATTAATCCCACTCCTTCAAAATCTGACTAAATGCTTCCTCCCACTTACGAACTAGATCCGGTTGGATCTGTCGCAGAGTTGGGTAGATGAAGTAACCAGAGTTACCTCTGCCCTTGTTAGGCGTACGCTTCGGGAACTGCTTAAATCTATTAGATCCGAACTCCATACCGTAAAGTAGGTCAAGAGTTGAACCGCCACCGCTGAACTTCTGACGGGCAAAACCGTAACTGAACTCACCGATCTTTGAAGTCTTGCTTACCTTAACTCCATCAGCAATACGGCGAGCAGCAGTCCCTGAAACCGTACGAGTCGCTGCTGTGATCTTAATCTGTTGAGAAGCGTATTCAGCAAGATTAGAACTTTCCTTCTTAGCAGCTTCAACGGCTTCATCGGACATACCTTTAAAAGCCCTGGTAATACCGCGTAGATCCGTTTTGTCATAAGCGATCTTGACTTCATCTGCCATCCGATCGCTCCTTCAGTATTTCTATCGCGGTTAAAATGTCGTCTGCGTCCTCCCAGTATTGCATCGGTATCCCCGTCTCCATTGCTAGATTGACGAGGATCCGCCTTATGCTTCCTGGTTGGTGGCTTTTGGGCTATCGTCTCCGACCGTTACATCAGCAACGGTTTCAGACCAAATGTCGTAAGACTTAACAGGCTTTCCAGCGTTCTCTCGCTTGTAAGCGTTATAAGCCAGAAACATGAGATCCCAAATGCCAATCTTGTCATTAGCCTGAGAAATCGTGTTACCAGTTGCCTTCTCCCACTTTGCCCACTCAGGAGGCTGAGCCGTATAAGTTGCTTCGTCGCCTGAGTTGTATGTAATTGTTATTGGTAGTTTCATCTGTGCTCCCGTTGTTAGATTTTAACTGAATGTGTCTGCTGGTGTTCCAACTACTGTTAGCGCCCAAGTGTCAGTCTGTGCTCCTGGAGCACCGCCACCGATTGTTGGAAATACTGGCAAAACGTTGCAAGTAAATACTGCGCCTGTAACTGCTGTTAGAGATACTGCAAGTGTGGTGTTTGGATTCGCATCAGCTGCGCCCCACATTGCTTCGAATAGTGATGATGTTGCACCCCAGTCAGCAAGTAACTCGATGTTCAGAGTCCATTGATCGTCTGAGTGCTTGTAAGCCTTGCCATCGAGAGTCTGGTAGACATCGATTGTTGGGCTGTTCACGAGAGTCACGCTAGTTGTCTGAGCATCGTAATTAACTGTTGCGATGGTTAGAACGAGGTCGCGACCCGTAATGACTGTTGTTGGCATTATTGGTTCTCCTTATGCTGTCTGCGTATACCAGGTGGATACGCGTATGTCCGCGACTAGCAAGTTACTAGCGCCTACTTGTGTGACTGTTGGTCGGTCTACT